ATAGCAATATTAGATAACAATGAGGCTTTGGCTAAGAAATATAATGCTGAGTTAGAAGCTGCTAATAGTGCTAAAAAATTAGCTGATGAATTAGCAAGTACCGCAGATGCTATGGCTAAACTAAGATTAGTTACACAGGCTGATTACAACAAGCAGATGTATGCTGGCTCATCTATTTACTATAATAGTTATAATGCTGCTCCTGTTCCAATGGGTAGCGCTAGCAATGTCGGTGGTGGTTCAAATAATGATAACTCTGTAAAACTTACAGTAAATGCTCCTATTTTGACAGACGATAGTTTATTAAGCACAGTCCAAGAAGCATTACAAAGATTGCAAAAACAAGGCTCTCCTATTAACGCAGCTGGATCATAACTATGGCTGTACCAACAGTTAATGCATTTATAAATTTCAGCACCGGACCAAGTTTTGCACAGGCTTTCATAATTGGACAGGGCATACTTGGCACTAACGTATTGGCAGATTCCACAGCTGTAATTGTTGATGTATCTAACAAAATAGATTTAATTAAAACTGCTAGGGGTCGTAACGTATTAGCAGATCAATTTCAGACTGGCACACTTACTTTACGCATAGTAGATCAAAATGGTGATTTTAACCCACAAAATTTGTCGGGGCCATATGCAGGACTTTTAACACCAATGAAAAAAGTGCAAATAACTGCAACCTACTTAGGAATAACTTATCCAATCTTTTCAGGTTTTATCACTTCATTTTTAAGTACTCAGCCTAAAGATGCCACAGAGGTTGTCTATACAACTATTACAGCTGTAGATGCTTACCGTTTAGCACAAGTGGCTCAAATTACAACAGTGGCTGGTGCCAGCGCTGGAAATTTAAGCGGTCTTCGCGTTAATCAAATTTTGGACCAAATAGGTTGGCCTAGCACTATGCGTGATGTAGATGCTGGATTAACTACCCTGCAGAATGACCCAGGTACTAATCGCACATCATTGTCAGCTTTGCAGATTGTAGCGGACAGCGAGTACGGGGCAATATATGTTGATGCTTCCGGCTCATTTGTATTTCAAGACAGAGCAGTAACTGCCGGATCTATTGGTGCTACACCAACAGTGTTTACTGATAATGGCGCAGGTATTCGCTATGCCAACGCCACTTGGGTATTAAATGATTATTTAATATTTAATTCTGTCAGCATTACTAGATCAGGTGGCAGCCCAATGGTGGCAATTAATCAAGCTAATTTTTTAGCACTATTAGCAGCTTCTAACTCAGCATTATATTTCTTAGCCAAAGCCTCATTGTTATCTAATATTGCTATCTGAGCTTTAATGCGTTGTTTAGTCTCTTCATCGGTGGCATTATTTAAAGCAGCCATTAGACCTATGCGCTCTACATCAAACTTTTCTTTAAGTTTATCAACTTCACTTTTTTTGTTTAGTAATGCTAATTCGGCAGCCCTAGCAGCGTTAGCCTTTTTAATTGCATCTAATTCTTTCTTTTTTAATATATATAAGTCATTGGAAGTTTGTCCACCCTGATAAGTTCTACCTGACCGACCAGTATTAGGTCTTTGAGATGCTCCAAAGTTTCCTAGTAATCCAAATGCTGGGTTAGCAATAGTAAATAGGGTATCAATACTAACTTTATCTAATCCAGTTAGTTTATCAATTTTCTTTAATAATGCAGCCATTCCATAAGTAGCATCTGAAATAGATACTGCAAAATCTTCCATATCATCAGCTGCGCCTTGTATTGAATTGTCTTTAGATAATAAAGATAAAGAATCAAGTAAGCCTTTGCCTATTGTTTCAGTAGCACGAGATGCAGCACCTTCTAGTAAGTCCATTTTGCCAGCGTAAGTATCTAACCTTGCTGCAGCTTGTCCGGAATATGCTGTGCCTATTTCTTTTAATGCAGTTGCCATATTGCCAGCGGTTAAAGCAGTCTTAGATAAATTAACTCCTAATGATCTAAGTGCTTTAGTCTGTCCTCTATATCCAGCTGCTAATGCAGAACTGACTGACTCTAAACTCATGCCAGTAGCCGCGCTTGTATCTAAAGCAACTTGTAATGCTTTTTGGCTTTCAGTAACTAATCCTGTCGTAGTTAATAATGTTTGAAATGCAGGTCGTAGATGGTCATCTAATACGCCTGTGCTTTTTTCTAGTTTGGCTATGTAGTCTTCAACGTTGGTTGTGGCAAAGCCATAACCTAAGTTTTTTAATTGTGTGGCTAAAGATTTTGCTGCTGCTTCATCTGCCATAAAAGCATTAACAGCATTCTTAGAAAATCTTAAAAGAGCGCTTGCTCCAAAAGTAAGAGCTAAAGATTTTGCTACACGATTGATACTTCTATCAAAAGCGCTTAAACTTTTTTCACCTTTTTTTAAACCAGAGTTATCCCAAGTGGATACGGCTGATACTACTAAATTGGCCATTATGCAGCTCGCCTTATTTCGGTATCTTTATTAAATCTAATTGCTACTGCATCTATTGTTCTGACTACTCTTGCTACTACTTTGCCTTGATCTTCTGCCCATGCTCGATAAAGCGCTCGGCCTTTTTGTTTGTCTTGACCTCTCATATTGCCAGTTCCACCCAATGAATTAATAAATTGAATGCTTGCATCTGGGTTAAGACTTTGAGTTGGATCTGATCCTCTTGGATTTTTACGACCAGCAGTCTCATAGATAGCACCACCGGCAGTTGTATTGGCTATGTAAAATGCCGCTCTAAATCCTTGCTTATTTGCTTTGTTAAGTCCAGCACGATAAACAATTCCAGCTTTTGCTATTGCTTCATCATAGTTTGGAAATGCTCGATACTTTCTATAACCTTGTCCACCAAATGGACTTAAGTCAGCAAGAGATTTATGCCATCCAGATAAAACTTCCACATTAGAAGGTAAGTAATTTCTAGCATTATTTCGGATAGGAATCATGGCTTCTCTAATATCTGCCTTCATTCTTGTATTTAAATCAGGAGATATTTTATTCATAGCCTTTTGGAGTTGTTTAACGCCTGTTACGTTTACTGGCATTTCTAATCTCCTTAGCTCTATCCTGTAGGACTTGAACAATTGCTTGAAACATTTGTGAGTCCATATTTATAAACTCACTAGGAGGGATTCCAGTTTCTACGCTAAGACTTGCAATAGTGTAGGTTAAAGAATCCCTCTGCGTTATTTTTTTTCTTCGTCTAATACCTCTACAGTTTCAAGAGTGTCAATAAACTCTGAACCCCATAGAGGTATTTGCGCACCAGCTTTGCGTAAACATTCATAAGCAAGCCAGAAAATTTCCGTCTGGCGCTCGTGTTCCCTCAAAACCTTAGATATTCCTGAGCCATACTTGGCTTCGAAGTTAAACTCAATTCCTGGTGTGATTCTATGCTCAGAGACTTCACCATTAGCCCTAGTAATTTTTAACTTTGCCATTGTTACTCCTTAGTTAGAATGCCACCGTTGGTGACACTGTTACGATTGAGTTTAGTGTAAAGGACAGACTGCTGGTAGCTACTTCTGCCACGCCACCTGTACCTATTGGGGTTAGGTTATTAACCAACACTGAAAATTGGTAAGAAGGGTTAGCAGCTGATACAGCAGTACCTTTAACAGTAATAACCGATACAGCTAGGGTTTGTCCAAAGGCTGCGTTAAGTGTTTGCATTACCTGGCTACTTGCCCAGTCATTAATAAAGTCGATTGAAAATGAACCGCTTTGCAATCCAGCCACAAAACGATGAGACTGATCTCCCTGTGTTGTGACTTCTAGCTCATCCACAATTTGATTGATTACAGCGTTAGTTACGTATGAACTGATGTCGATTGAAGGTACTGTAGGCGCAGCGGCAGTAGCCAATTTAACGCCTACATTGTTATTTAAATATATGGCCATTGTTATTCCTCTTCTTTCTTAGTTTGTGCGGTTGGTTTTGGTGCTTCTTTAATTTGGCCGATCTTTATTAGAAAGGCTAAGTCTTCTGATGTAGTCATGTTAGCTCCAGTTTGTGAGAATTGACACGGTGATTTCTGACGTTAATAAATCTCCACTTGCCACACTAGCAATAGCTGGAGCGGAGACACTTGATATGTTTAGCACCAAAGATGATGCGTTTAATTTATTTACTACTGCCACAATAAAGTCTTCTATGCCTGCAAGATTACCCTGGTTATCTAGGGCTGGCACACAGATCATTATTTTAAAATTAGCAAGTGGTGCAATACTTGTCTGGTCATTATTAGATGGCACGATGTAAGGATCGCCAACAGTTACAACAACACTATTAGGAATTAAAGTTGCTGGCGGAAAACTAAAAGTATTCCAAATTCCAGTATTGCTGAGATCGTTTGCAAGTGTTGATCTAAGTGTAGTAATTGCAGCTGGCATTAGCCGACCATGGTGTTAGGACTAGAGTAAGGTGCTATGAGACCTCTGACTCTATTTATAAGCTGATAGCCCATGGCGTAACGGTTAGGGCTCATGCCATCCATACCGTTGCCCCCGTTCTGAGACACTTGACGTGCTTGGAAGCAATCCACTGCAATTATCATCGCAGCCTGATTTATAGCTGGAATTGCAGAATACGCAGATGTTTTATAGCCAGGTCCAGTAGCAACACCGTATGGCAAAATACGATGGAATGGATCATCTGCATTTACTTTAGCAAATTGAATAATTGAATACCCACTTGGGTAATTACTAAATGCATATGTACTCCAAAATGCTGTACCTAATGATGCCGGTACTGTTGAGCCAGGATATGCACCTGTAAGAGTATGAGTGCCGTTATATGTACCAGCACCTGATGAAGTAATAGTTACGCTTTGACCAGTTACAAATATGCCAGGATTAGCCAATACAACACTGGCAACGTTATTACTAATGCTTGCACCGACTACTGGTGCGTTATTAAACCAAAGATATGAATTGAGAAGGTCCTCGCTAGTTTGGCAGATGCTTTCTAAATCGGCATCGGAGTAAAGCGACCCGATTCCCAAATTGCTTCTCAGCTGGGCTACGGTTACGTATGTTGCGGCCATCTTTACTCCTTTGCTAATAGCTCCCTAGGGCTAGGGCTACTAAACCCTAGGGATTCTTAATGTGTTGCTCTTATTACGCTGTCATGTTGTAGCGTTGTAGGCCACCAGACACAAGTGTCTTAGTTGCCAAGTATCCGTACAACATCAACTCAATTTCGCCTGATGTTGGTACGTTAGTTGAAAGTCTTAGTACTGGGCTCTCATAGATTGCAATTGCTGATGGCACAATAATAAATGCTGAATCATCAATAGTTGTAGATACCATGTTGGCATCAACATATAGATCTAATCCAAGTACGTTTCCACGTAGTGATGTTGGAGATGAAGTACCGCCAGCATTCATTGGATTTTGTGAAGTAAAGATTGGTCGGTCTGTTGAATCCTTAGCACCGATCAATAATGACCACTGTGAAGTACCAGCAATATATGCAGTTGCTAGGTCACCTGTTGCTGCGTATGCAGCTGGGCCAGCTTGTGCAATAAATGCTTGGATACCTAGGTAGGTAGTAGCTTGTGATGTTGCTAAAGTTCCCCCTGAAACAATCTCAGAAATTACGGCACCATCTGTAGCTTTATTGTACGCACGTGTCATGTTGTCTAACATCGCTTGGAAGAATGCAGGATTATCGCTAGATCTTTCTAATAATTCTACACTGTAGCGTTGCAATCCAGCGTACTTTTTAACAGTCGCATCGACATATGAGCTGACAATCCCAGTTTCAGATGGACCAGCACCTTCTGCAGTTAATGCAACGGTACCTGAAGTTGTAATCTTTGGATGTGAGATAGTCATTCCTGAAGAAGGAATTACTTTAGCTCCACCGCATGCTTCGATTGTTGGACGTGTTCCAATAAGAGTATCGATAACAGTTGTTGCATAAGATACTGGTGAGAATGCTGGGTTGGTTGTGAATGAATCATCAGCAGCAGTAATCTTCTGTGCCTTTGCATCTTCTCCACGTACCCATAGACCAGCTTCGTGATCTCCTAATTGTGCCTTTACTGCATATTGCAGGTACTTAGCTTGTGAATTGATTGGCGAACGTGGCTCAGCATAGATAGCAGCACTAATCGTTGGACGTGCGGCTTCTACTGGAGCAACCTCTGCCGGTGTAACAGTTGGCTCTGGAGTTGTATCCAAGATAGCCTCACTTTCCGTAGTA